ATCTCCATCTTGCACCTCTCTATCGGAATGGTTGCCACTTCTATCAAAATGGTTATAAACTGCGCCACTCGTTAAGTTGACAAACTCACCCTCTAAATATGCTCTTAATAGTTCTGGTGTGTACGTTTCTTCCAGGCTCTCAATGTAGCTATCTGAGATGAATGGATTGTTTCTTGTAGATGCTCTTATCAATAGTTTACTATCTGTGTCACGCTTAACAAAGAAATCATAAAGGAATCTAAACCCTTCTGGTGTGCTTACAAAATCCGTTGCGTTATTATTGCCTTCCGACTTAACGGAGTTTCTCGCTAATATCTTTACCATTACATCTTCCATCTTGCGCTTTGGTAATACATCTGCTTCATCAATTAAACTGTATCCTACTTCATACCCTACGATTAAGTCCGGATTGTCCATTGAGCGCATTATAATCCTGCCATATGGAGTGATTATATCCTTGTCTGACTTGTTCAGCGTAAAAGGTATGTTAGCTTGTGTAAGTGCTTCTGTGAATTTTGGGAATGCAATATCTTTAATTAATGGATATGTAGGCAAATAATACGCTACATCCACACTCGGAAATTGTAGCTTTTTAGAGATTGTTTTCCATATTCCTATGTGACTTTTACCACTACGAAAACCACCAACTAAACCAGTGTGTCGGTGTTGGCTTTCTAAAAACTCGCTTTGATGCTCAAGTAGGTTTACCATCTTTTCCTATAATTCTAAATTGTAATGGCTCTATTTGGTGCGTATTGTCCTGCGTTATTTGTTGTGGTGCTTTGCCCATCAATCTATCCATTGCAGCTTGGTATGCTCTTGTATCTCCCTCATCAAATGCTTTCTCAATTTGCTTCAAGGTCATTGCTATGTCCAAAGTAAACTCATTATCTTCTAAATCTATGCCTACTTTGTTAGCTATCACTTTGCACTTATCTAATCTTTCACCACTAATTAAGGCATCTGCTAAATCTTTAAGCGTCTTCTTTTTCCTATGTCCAGCCTTTTTAACTTCTGATGATGGCTGATTATCTTTTGTAAATCCGTTTGTATTTATTTTATTGCCAAAATTTTCTTCCCTACCCATTTGAGTGATTTAAGAGTGATTCACCAAATCTATGCATTTTTTTTGATAATCATTCAAAGCGATTTTTGTAATACAAGTCTTCTGCTATATCTTCTTCCTTTATGCCATCGGTTAAATCATCGTTTAAAGGCTTTAAATAGCGTTCTGCGAGTCTATCTATTATTTGACAGCACTTACTATAGTATTCTTTTTTATTGTCCATATTATTAAAAATTAAAAAGGCTGCCATAAATAAATACAACAGCCTTTAACCAAACCAATTATTTTCTTTTAAAATGGTAATCCACTTGCTTCTTGCTTTACCTCTTTTGTTTCTTCAGTTCTTTGCATTGGATATTTTAGGTTGCCAATGTACACAGCTTTCTCACCAGCTTCCCTTTGTTCTTTTGTTTGGCTGATTTGAATACTTGCATTATTCCCGTATTGGTCGGCTTCATCGTTTAGCCATATCACCACGTTTAAGTATTTCGCACCATTATCAAAAGGCTTACCCTCTTTATTGGTGCTTACAATTTTTGTCTTGTCTATCTTTGTTAGGTTGATAGAACCACTTAGCATTTTACTCATAGTTTTTAGTTTAAATTATTAATTAATAGAGTGCCTTAAAGATAAGGCTTTTATTGTTCACTTTGCTTAAATACAGCATATTTATTTTCATACAATCCAAGCAAAATGTTTACTTGATTCCTTAATCTAATCCGATTGCTAATATCTTGCATTTGCCCATTTATTTCGCTTTTAAGCCACTTTTTTACTTCCGATAGTTTAGTGTTTAACTCAAGATAAAACTGCTTTGTGTGCTTGTCTGTTGGTGTTTGCTTTAGTTTTTCCATAAATTCCAGGTAACTATCACCATATATTCTCTTTATGCCTTGAATGTAGTTCATTGCATCTCCACTTTTAAAATGGTTTGATTCAAATGATTGGATGTGTATGTTGTGCATATTAAATCTTATTTGAGATGAGCCACCAGCGTGATAAAAATGCCCAGCGTTCATCTTGCCATAGTTGCCAGTTGCTATGCAAGGCTGTCCATTGTCAATAATCCTTACTAACTCGTTTATCTTTGGCTGAATCATCGTGCTTTTAACCTTAGTTAAACTCATTAGGTCAATCTTTTGCTTTTGGTCTTGCAGTCTTTCCTTGTGCTTGGTTTCTTTCTTGGCTTTAATCGTGTGTCTGTTTAAAGTTTCTTTGCCTTCATCCGTTTCATAAAGCCATTTTTGAAAGCATTTGTGTTCAAAGCATAAACCATACTTTCTGCGTTCTACCAGCTTATCACATCCGTAGCCTTTTGCCTTATTTATGCCTTTGCACTTTTTCATAAAACAAAAGTAAAAAAAAAGCCTTACAATGTTTGTAAGGCTTTTGATGTTGTTTATTTTATTAAGTATCTGTAGTGTGGTTTTTGTATTGGTCCAGATGCAATAATTGTGTAAGCACAAACAGATTTTTTTCCATCAGTAATTGTTGTTGTAATATTAACATCAATTGCCGATGTTTCCATTTTAATATTGTTTAAATCTAAATCTTTACGCATAATACGTTTAGCAAGTTTTATTATTGAATTTTCATAATGTGCAATTGCTAATTCAATTTCGTTTGCAATAAATTTATCAGCCCCCATTTTAGAAACCTTTTGTACTTTTCTTTCTAATGCTTCAAATTTTAATGATACTTTATGATTCCAAAAATTTAATGTTGTTGGCATTCCATTTCTGTCAACACAATCAATAGGTGAAAATTCTTGTTTTCCGTTTGGATATAATTTTGTGCAAACGTTTTCTGTTCTTATGTATGATTTTAAACCCATTGTTGCACCCAATTCAAATTGATTTAATTTTGAAAGTTTATTAATACGTTCAAATTCTTCTTGTGCGTAAATTTTAGTTTTTTCAATAAACTTACTTTTCAATTCTGTTGTTTCTGTCTTTAAAAGTTCTACTAAATTTTTCATAATTGTTTGTTTTTGTTTTGTTTTTAATTAACTTAATAATGTAAAGGTAATAAAAAAAATAACAAACCAAAGAATTTTGTACATAAAAAAATAAATTATTTTTATTTCATTGCTCTAATGCTTCCTTTACCTTATGGTATGTGTCGCTTAAATCTTGATTGTAACTATTTGGATGTAATGCATTCTTTACCTCGTTTAAGGCATTGATAATTGTGCTGTGGTCTTTATTGCCAAATAGCTTTCCTATGTCTTTAAGGCTCATACTTGTATTATACTTTAGCCAGGCTATTAAACTATATCTGTAATAAATTACATCTCTTGACCTTTTATGTAAAAAATACTTTCTGCTTACATTCAAATCATCGCACAATATTTCAATGTAACTTGCAACCACATTACTCAAATGGTGACCACTTCTTTTAGGCTGTATTCTGTGAATGGTCAAATTTATTTCCTCTCGGTAATTTGGGTAATCTTCTCTTAATTGTAAAAGTTTTCCGATTAATTCTCTGCTCATTTGTTTTGTTTTTAGTTTTTAAAATAATTTTAATTGTTCTTTATTATTGTCTTGATGAATTTCTAATGCACATTTTAAAATGTATAAACCTATTTCTGGATGAACGCAGTTTTTTAATATTTTAAACTGGTCGTGTGAGCCTTTAAAATAAATGTTTTTATCTGGTAAATTTATGCCATAGTATTCTTCTAATTTACTATCATATGATTTTAAGAAATTGCCTTTATATTTTGGTATTTCAAAATGCCCTATTTTAAAGTTAGTCCAAAATAAATGCCTATCAATTTCTTTTGCTTGTATTAATGGTTTATAATATGGTATAACATTTTCAACAACATATTTGCCCTTATAAAAATTATCTAAAAAAATTATCTCTTGATATAATTTCATATCTGGATAGTGTGCAATATCGTGCCTGGTAAATTTCATCATTCTGCTATGTGTAGGACAAGGTGGTGATGCCCATACCATATGAAAATTTTTAAGTTCATCATTTAATTTTAAATCAAGTAAGTATTGGTGTGCATCTGCACAAATTACATTGTCATTTGGGAATCTCTTTTTATACTCGTTTGCAATGTCTTTATTTATTTCAACAGCTGTTACTTGAATATTTGATAAACTATCCCATTTATATCTATTCCCACCTAATCCAGAATAAAGATTTAATATTGAAAATGGTTTCATTTTGTTTTGTTTTTATTGTCCGTTTAAAATTTGTTCTATTGCCTTGTAACTATACCCAGCTTTCCTTAGTAAGCCTATTAATAAATCTAAATCATCATCGTTCAGCTTTTGGATATTGTTTTGAAATTGGTTTTCAATGTCCTCATCAGTACACTTTAAAATGATTTCAAGTAATCTATTATCCTTTAGTTCTGTTAGTGCTTTAATTATCTCATTCATATTTCATAAAATTGTTGGTTTGAAAATCTTCTTGTCTTATGTATAGTGGTTTACTTTGCTCGGCACTTATCCGAATCTTTACAAACTTACTAAAATCAAATGAATTATTTACCATATCTTGCCAGGTATAAACCTTCACATTTTTATCATAGCTTACAAAATCTGCTATGCTTGGTTTAGGATAGCGACAATTATCAATAACATAGTTAACTGCATCTGTAAATCTTTCATCAGTAAAGCCATTTCTTTTAAGGCTCTCCGTCAATAGGTCGGTAAACATCGCATCAGTTTTTTCAAACGCTGCTAATATTTTTAAGCAGTTCTTTTTGATTCCTTCTTTACTTAGCTTTCCGTTATAGATGCTTATAGCACCACTATCAATCCTGGAAATGCTTGTCGATGGATGCTTCAAATTGCTCTCTTGTAATATTTCGCTTAGTTTTTCCATTTGTTTTGTTTTTGTAATTTCCCTCTAATATCTTAA